GGTTCGCGTAGGCGGTCTCGCGGTCGAGCCGGGTGTAGAGCGCGTCGAGTTCGGGGCGGGTCATGGCTCGATCTCCACTTCGATCAGAAGGCGCGCGCCACGCCTTTTGGCTTGCTCATTGGCGTGCCGGTCGGCGTCGTCGCGATCCTCAAACCAATCGAGCGGATAGAGGCTGTCGCCAACCCGCTGTTGAACAGTCCAACCCATTCCGTGGCCGCCCGCGCCGTAGGGATCGCGGATAACTTCGACTTGGCCACCCTGGAATTGGCCCGGTATCTTCAGGCCGTGGATGTAGCTCATAGCGTCTCTCCAAGGTATCACTAGGTTTGCGTGAGGGGCGGTGGCGGGCCGACGTTTAGCGCTTACGTGAGCTTAGCCGGGGCGCTAATAGCCTCCGGCACCCGCCCTGAGGGAGCGCCCCTCGCGGAAACCTAGGGGCGCTCCTATTGTCAGTAGGCACGCCCTTGGTTTCCCTTGTGCTCGGCTTGCGCCGGGGCCTGCCCTGTCCATGACCGCGAGGGAACACACTCGCAAGCCGACGGTAACCAGCCCTCATGCCGTGCCGACGCTGTAGCCTGCTCCGCGCTATCCTCGCGCCACGCCGGAGCGATCCCCGACGCTGCCCGCCCCATCAGAGGGCAAGCCGACGCTACTTTCGCGCAGATGGGTCTCCCATCCGCACAACAAGGCCCTTGTGCCAGCCAGAGGCAGGACGTCGCTCCCAAGGGCGGGAGCCTAGGGTCGGCCTATCGCGAAGCGAAACGGCTGCCCGATGGTGTTGAGACGGTTGCCGGTAGGCATCCCGGTTCGCGCTTGGCCGCAGCCTCGTTTAGTGGGCCGCACGTTCCGTCTCAGGGTTCCTTCAGCCTTCCTCAGCGGAAGCCTCAGCGCGGCCTTAGGGAGACCCAGTGAACGCTCTAGCTCCGCTCTGTTGGGCATCGCCCGGTCGAGCATTGAGGAGCCTTGCGGGACACCTTAGGCGGTCCTTGTGGCCGCTCCGGGGCCGTTCGCCTTGCGTCGGGCTTTCCGGAACAACATCAATATGAGCTAGGCACGCTTCCGTGTCAATCACCTTTTTCAACCCTACGGGTTGGCACCACGAAAAATGCAGGGACAGGCAGGCAGACAGGCTCAGCAGCAGCAGCCCGGATCGGCCCTCAGCGCCCCATCAGGCACCCTAACGCCACCATCTGGCGCTCATTGTGCCACGTCATTGGCAGTTTCCCGCCCCTGCCGCTTTGAAGGTGCCACCATAGCGTGCCAATGGGCGCCCCGTGCGGCTCCTATAGACAGCCTCAGCGGCTCACCGCCGGGCCGATCCTCAGGGCGACCCCTATGGGGGGATGCCGCGAGCCGGCGCCACGTATATGGGGCCTCAGACCTGTGACCTATTTTGAGCCGGTCAGCCGACGGTCAGGGTGAAGGGCCTGCCCTCCAAGGTGCCGTGAGCCACCCCACGGCCACCGGCGAGGTGGATCGTCACCCGGCCAGTGCGCCCGTCGCTGCACTCGAGGAGGCTGGCGCCGTAGGAGCCGCTCATCTCGAGCTGGCCGCGGCACACGGCGGGGCTGTCGTCGGAGCGGATCACCAGCTCACGGCCGGCCAGGGAACCCACAAAGGTCTCCTTGGTCGACTCAACGATCCCCAAGACGGGCAGCAGAGCGGAAACCAGCAGGATCATGGCGAGCCTTTTAAACGCTCCAGGAGCGCCGGGGAAGGCCCACAGGTATGATTTCCTTCGGGACACCCCTAAACCCTCTGAGAACGCGCCTGAGGGGCTCCTGAGGGCATTCTAGCGTGTCCAGCTCGGTGCAATGCCTGTCGCAGGCTCCAGGTCGACCAGCCGACCGCCTGCGGCGGGAGACCAGCCCATCGAGGGATGTGCGATTGACGGACACTATGCTGGAGAGCCCAGGGTTCCTTAAGGCTACCTTACGGCTCTCCTTAAGGTCTTCATCCTATGGTATATCCCTAATGCTCCTCTACCATGTAGAACCCATGAGGACACCTTGCGGCATCCCCATGTGGTCCTGATGGTGTCGTTAGGGGCGGGGGTGGTTGCTCGGCCAGCCGTTGAGATGTCCAAGCTCGTGGCAGGCCAGCCGAGCGAAGGTCTCGCCGGCGAAGGACACGTCACAGGGGTTGGGCAGGACCAGCTTGTTCTCCCACGGCATGGAGCACGCCTCGAGCTTGAAGCCGGGGACGGGCGTGACCCCGCAAGCTTCGTAGAGGTTACCGCCGAGGATCGTGGTGGAGATCGTGGCGTCTCCCTGGTAGCGGACGGGAGGGTAACCGTCATCGACGGGCGAGATTGTCCCCGCGGAGAGAGCCGCAAGGATCAGTATGAGTTTCATCGGGGGTCCTTAGGGTCGGAAGCGATGTAGCCACCGTCCAGGCGGAGCACCTTGGCGCCCATTGCCTGGAGGAGGCGGAGGGTGGCGGAGAAGAGGAACCAATCCCGGCGGTCCTCGGCGTCCCGGAGCTGCCGGAGCAGCCACAGGGCCTTAGTCACGGCCGCTCGCGTTCGGCGAGTCCGCTGAGCCAGACCAACCCGGCCAGGAAGCCGAGCATGAAGATGAGGATCAGCGCCATGTGAGGCTCCGGGCAGACTTGAAGGCGCGCTGGATCGCGCGAGGGGAGGTCCCGAGGGAGACCTTGCGGCCGGCCCCACGGTGCCTTATGGGTTCATCTGGGATCACCTTGCCGGTTCGCGTGATCTGCGTCGCACGAACCAACTTGGCGAACTCCACGTCGGCCTTGTGGGCCTCAGCGGCCTCGGCCTTCGCCGAGTCCAGGCTCATATACTCGAGCCAGTAGGAGACCGCGTTGGCGAGGACGTCGATCCGGTCGTCCTTCCTCAGAGCGCCCCGCTGGTTCGCCATGTGGGTGAGCTGATAGAGACCCGAATATTCCAAATAGGCGAACTTGCCGAGCTTCTGCTGGCCTGCGCTGCGAAACTCACGGAGGTCCGCCTCGATCACCGAGCGGTCCACAACCAGCCGGTGGTTCTGGAGCACGGGCTGGAGGAGCCCGATGATCCGAGCCTCCTTCATGCCGGCGACCTTATGGTCCTCGACGGCGCCCTTGAAGCCGGCCTGCCGGAGGTGAGTCTCGAGCAGGCGGGAGAACATCCCGTCGCCGAAGTTCGCCTCGACGCGGATCAGGGCGACCTCATTGTCGACCGCAAGGCGGGCCAGGGCGGCCATTGTGGTTTCCGAGTGGCCGTCCTTGAAGCCGCCCCACCCGCGTAGGTAGATGCGGCCGTTGAGGAAGCTCGTCAGCGCCCACGCCGTCTCGTCGGTGCCGGACCCGGAGGGGTCGATCTCGAGGAGGTTGCCGGTGTAGGGCTTCCACTCTTCAGCCACGTAGAGCGGCCGGTAGAAGCGGTCCCCGTCGAACCCGACGTTGTCGAGATCGCGGAGGAGCTGCTGCGGGCCGGAGCCCCAGGCAATGTGGATCGGCGCCAGCTTGGGGTCGACGTCGGCGACGATGAGGTCGCGCGTCTTGAGCGGGAACTTCTCCTGGTCGGTCAAGCTCGTGTCGAGCATGAACTGGAGCTGGAAGCCGGCCAGGCCCCACTCCGTCTCGCGCTCCAGGAGGTCCTCTGTGTCGAACCGTGCGGGGTCCGTGGGGGCTCCGCCGAGGCTCGAGCCGAAGCGTGGCTCCTGGACGCCGGGGTCGGCCTCCATGTCCGCCTTGAGGAGCGGCGCGAGGTCCGCCTCATACAGCTCCATCTTCCCGCGCAGCGGGTAGCGGGCCGGCCACAGGCGCATTCCGTAGCCGCGGGCCTTGAGGCCGCGGTAGATCGACGCCATGCTCTGGAAGGTGCCGAGGTAGATCGTCTCTCCGCCGGGCTTACGCAGCGCCGCGGCTTCGCCGACCCGGTCGACCAGCTTCTCGCGCTGGCCCTCGGTCTCGGAGTTGTTCGGGACTTCGACGTCGTCGAACAGCAGGAGGTCCGCACGGGACCCGGCGAGCTGCCCGCTGATCCCGAAGGCGATCACCGAGGGGTCCTTGGAGGGCTTCGCGGGGCCGACGTCGAACAGCATGGTGCTGTTGCGCTGCGAGCTGCGGGCCTTCAGGGTTGCCCAAGGGACAGCCTGACGGGTCTCGATGTCCTCGGCGTTGATGAGCGTGTGAATGAAGCTCGCCACGGTCGCCGCGAAGCGCTCGTTGGCGGAGACCACGCCGATCTTCAGGTCTGGGTCCCGCCACAGACGCCACACGATGTAGGCGCCGGTGAGGAACGTCTTGCCGACGCCGCGGAACGCCGCGATGAAGCGAAGCCGGGGGCCGCCCTCCAGGTAGCGCGCGATGTCGAGCTGGATGCGGGTCGGTGCCGGCAGCGCCAGCACGCGGGTCCAGACATACCAGAGGAACTTGAGGAAGGAGCCCTTCAGGATGTCCTCAACGGACTCCTGGGGCAGCTCTGGGGAGGCCATGAAGGCTCCTTATTGA